CCCTGCCAAGGATTTTCACCTTCTACGGTTGTACCTCCTACAAGTCCCCATGTACCGGTATGCTTGCCTGTGGCTTTTTGTAGTAGTAAAAATCTGTGAGTGTTTCTAGCGTATATCAACGCACCACTACAAACAATACGATCTCTTAAAGTACCAGTCTCCATGAACCTGCCCTATATTCACCTTCGAAGCTCTTGACCCATGAAACTCCGTTCCATTTGTATTGAACTCCAGTGTATATATTCGTTTGATAGATCAAGTTGTCTGCATTCTGAGCGGCAGAAAACACTACGGTCCATACTGTTCCGTCGTATTCAATAATATCATTGGCTTTGGCAACTAGTGTTCCCCATGCTACAGAATTGTTAGTGTCGGTATTTGTTTGCGTATCGCCTATATCGTCTATCAACAAATAACGTCTGCCAGCCACTGGCGCATTGTCCACTGGATTAAATGTTAGCGGATTAATAATAGCATCAAATGTTCCTGGGCTTGCTCGATTAGCACTGGTGATAGTTGTGTTACCTGGATATGTATCCGTGTTCCAAGTAACAGTTAGTACCGTTGAATCAAGTGCATTGACTGTGAATGTACCAGATACTTCGTATCCAGTTGGTTGAATTAGATATATGTGTCCTGCACCAGCAATATACTTGCCGGGATACTGATCTAATAGTGCTATCCAATCAACAGGTGTACCTTGTTTAGCTGGAATATCTAGTTGATCGTTGTCAATGGTTGAATTTTCACCAGGATTCAGTAATTGAATTTGTCCGTTGATAGCTAAAATACCAAATCCACCGCTAATTGTGGTAGACTGTGTGCTTAGTATTGATCCTAAACTTGGGCCGTTGCCAGTGTTATCCACACCAAGCCCATCAATATAACCATAATTTTCTGTTCCAACGCCGTCATAGATGCTGGTAATAATGTTTGTGATCACACCGAGCTTTTTGACTTTGACCGGAGGACTGATATAGATAGGACTTTCTAAAGTCAGTGTTGCAATATCAATTGGACTGTCGTTTCCCACCGGAACACTACGACTGCTCCATGCTAGATCGGTCAAATCTAACACACTTAAACTGGTCCAGTCAATATAGTTGTCTGTGGTTTGCAATTCCAAACTGGGATTGAATAGAACTAATATCTGTTCCATAATCTGTAACTTTTGTTCAGTACTGCTGGCCAATATATCCACCTTGACAGTTAATTTAAATGGTGTTGGCATCAAACGTTCGACAGTATACTGACGTCCTTGTCCTTGGGTATATGCATTGCCGTTGACATCGCGTTCTCTAAAATGCATTTTACCCACGTAACTGGGATCGCCTAATCTACTGCGGTCCAATTGCAAACCTGTAATGTGAACAGCAATGCGTGGTACAGCCTGTACTACGTTCTCACTGTTTTGTCTTAAAATAGTCGCGGCCTGTCTATCAGCATCCCCATACATTACTGGAATTTGATGTAGTGTGTTGTCGCCGTACTTGACTGTGAAGTTACTGAACACACGAATTATCTGTACTAGATATCTGCGTATTTGCTTGTCGTAAAAAAATTGCATTATAGGTCTGCCCTGGGTTTGAGTGCTTCACTAAGACTTGAACGCTCTGGGAATGTTTCACCAGCAACTGTAGTAGTGTTTGTATTGTTAATGAAACTGGTTTTTAATGTGTTGCGAGTATCAGTATTGGTCATGGTCTGACGAACAGCATCTTCCACTTTGATCCATCGTGTGCCGTCGAAACGGAACAATCTGTTGGGCATAAAATCTGTCCTTAAATAAAAATCATCTTGATATGCTGTGGCAGGAAATTGTATGCCTGATCCAAATGTTGCTCCGTTGACTGGTACACCGTCACCTAACAAATATCCAGAGTACCCGCTACGTACAGGAACCGCGGCAATTGTATCAGCAGTAACAGTGTCAATGCTACCGTCTTCATTGGTAATGTCCGCAGTTTGATTAATAACACTCTTGCCTGTTAGTGGATCGACTGCCAGTGTAAAGAATTGTCTAGTTTCATATCCGCTAGTTGGCGCATTTGCTTCGGCTTCGTCTAGTATTCCTTGATTAACTTGTAGATCTTTGGTTTTGGTACTGAGAATATCTTGTAATGTGGGACCTGTTGGGTTATCTGCATTGGCCGGCAATGCAAAAATATCTTTATATTGTTGACTATCAACAATTTTCTTAACTTTAAGTCTATACAAGTGAGGATACCATGTGGCACTGAATCCTTCACTGGCTCGGCCCACATCTTCAATTACATAGTAACGCGGTAAACTCACATCAAAGTCATTAAATGCAAATTCGTCTCGCAAATGCGGTAACTCGATTACATCTCCACTCATGGGCTTACGGCCAATATATTTGATAAAATCATTAATATGCACAGTCATGTACAAGGTGTCGTTGTCAATAAACAAGCCAAATTGGCTTAAATTAAAATCAACGTTTTGTACATTATAAATTCCGCGTAATTTGTAAATGCTGGAATCGTATTTTCTATCACGATTTTCCAACAGCAATAAATCCTGGATTTGTGTAAAATCTTTGGCAATAATATTACCGTTGGAATCGGTAGTCTGAGTACCTATATATTTGTGCAAGTGTATGTCTGTGCCGCCAGCCTGAAACATTTCAGAAATCTGGCGATCCATAAATTTATAATCTTGCCCACGTTCGGGTTTATACAGTGATAGTCTTGGCATATGATATTTATCGCCAGCTAAATATGTGTGGAGAATCCAATTATGTCAGATACATCTGCTAGTACCAGCTTATTAGAGCGAAACAAAGTGTTCGATTATGTGCGAGATATGCTGGGCGACGGCATGATCGAAGTAGAACTTGATCCTAAACACTATGAAACAGCATTAAATCGTGCTATAACTAAATTACGTCAGCGAAGTAGCAATGCTGTAGAAGAAAGTTATTTATTTGTAGAACTAACGGTAGATCAAAACGAATATAGATTGCCCGATGAAGTTATACTGGTACAAAGTGCGTTCCGTAGAAGTATTGGCAGTCGTACTGGTATGGGGGCAGGAGGTAGTTTGTTTGAACCGTTCAACTTGGCCTACACAAATACTTACTTGATGAACGGCAGTCAATTGGGTGGCCTTGCCACTTACGAATTATATGCAGGTTATCAAAAGTTGATTGGTCGCATGTTTGGTAGTTATATTGAGTTCAATTGGAATCCAACCAAGCACATGCTGACTATACTACAACGGCCATTTGCAACAGGCGAACAAATTTTATTAAAAACACAAAATTATCGCCCAGATTTCGTACTGCTACAAGACATATATGCCAAGCAATGGTTGTATGATTACACCTTGGCTGTTTGTAAACTAATGCTAGGCGAAGCTCGTAGCAAATTTGGACAGATTGCTGGTCCAAGTAGCGGTATTCAATTGAACGGCACCGCGCTTAAAACAGAAGGTACTGCGGAAATCACTCAATTGGAAAAAGACATTGGTGATATGATACCCGGCGGCACGCCAATGACATTCATTATTGGTTAAAAATCTCTTGACCTTGTAATAAAACTGTTATATACTGTAGCATCTTTAGGAGATCTACATGATTATAGGCGTCTGCGGTTTTATTGGTTCAGGCAAAGATACCATTGCTGACTATCTCACAAACTTTCATGGTTTTAGACGAGAGAGCTTTGCCAACAGCTTGAAAGATGCTGTGGCACAAGTGTTTGGCTGGGACAGAACCATGCTGGAAGGCCGCACAAAACAAGCCCGTGAATGGCGTGAACAAGTAGATCCGTGGTGGTCAGAGCGTTTGAAAATGCCCAACTTAACTCCTAGATTGATGCTACAACTTTGGGGCACAGAAGTTTGCCGCAAGGCATTCCATGATGATATCTGGATTGCAAGCCTAGAAAATAAACTGCGTAACAGCACTGACGATATTGTTATCAGCGACTGCCGCTTTCCTAACGAAATCAAATCAATCAAAGCCGCAGGCGGCATCATTGTTTGGGTACGCAGAGGTGAATTGCCCGAATGGTACGAGGATGCTGTCAATTCCAATCGTGGAGAAACGGGCAATTTTGTTTGGGCCACCAGTCGTAGTAGGTTAGAAAAAATAGGCATTCATGCTAGTGAAACTGCATGGGTTGGTACTAATTTTGATGCAGTATTGTCCAATGACGGAACCATCGATGATCTCATGACCAAAGTCAAAGATCTGGTGTCAAGTCACCCTGGCGCCAACGAATCCCTTCTTTATGAAGTACACGCTGACAGTTTGCACACACTGTCTTGAGATTGGTATGACGGCAGTTGTTTAACTCGCCGTCCACATGAAATACGGCAAATACTTCTGCATGCGGACTTTTAAAACCGCACTTGTCGCAGGTATTTTTTAATTTGTATCCAGCATGTTGCCATCGAGCAGTTCTAACACCCCGTAAACACACACCACACTTGCTTCGATAAAAAGCAGTGCCTGCTTTGTAATAATTAATGGCTACTGGTGCTCTTCCGCATCCACATAATGGTCTCATATTTTATTTAAGCCTTTTCCGTGCCTTTTTTAGGCTGTATACTAGCTCAAAATTGTAATTAATCTATAAATACAATTGAACTTGTATTCACCGGAGAGTTAAACAATGGCACAATTAAACAGCCCAGGCGTAGCGGTTACAGTAATAGACGAAAGTTTCTATACACCTGCCGCACCAGGTACAACACCTTTAATTATCGTAGCAACTGAACAAGATAAAGCAAATGGCGCTGGCACAGGCACAGCACCAGGAACACTAAAAGCAAATGCAGGCAAGGTTTATTTGATGACAAGTCAAATGGACTTGGGCAGTACTTTTGGTACTCCGATGTTTGAGACAGATGCTAGCAATAATCCAGTTCACGCTGGTGAACGAAATGAATATGGACTCCAAGCGGCTTACAGCTATCTCGGAGTCAGCAGTCGTGCATACGTGGTACGTGCAGACGTAGATTTGGGCGCATTGATGCCAACTACTACAGCTCCGGCAGGTGCTCCTGTGAACGATGCTTGGTGGTTTGATACAGCAGATTCTGTATATGGTATTTTTGAATGGAACGGTTCTGTATCAACAGCAACTTCAGTTGGTGCCCAATCATTTACCAACAAGACTCCAACTATTATCAGTAATACAACACAACAAGTTGGCGGAACCAGCAGTGGTGATCCACTAGCAAGCATTGGTTCTATCGGCAGTTATGCATTAGTTGTAACAGCAACACCATACAAATTGTTCTTTAAAAACTATCAAGGTACATGGGTACAAGTTGGTAGTAATAACTGGACAAAATCTTGGCCAACTGTACAGGGTTCAGGAACACCAACACTAAATGCCAGTGATGCGTTTACCATTGTGGCTAGTCCAACACAAACCACATCTAT